GGTAGTTTAAGTATCTTTGTAATGCTTTTGCGTAGTGTGTACCTTTATTTTTTAGTTTACTTTTTGCAGATCTTACTCGACTGCAAGAAAGATTACCTAGTCTCTTTTTTAGTATTCCTGGTTTGACTGGATCATGCACTCCTTCTTTTACTTCGGTACTCTCTTGTATATCTCCTATTACTACCAGTACTTCAACTTCGTATGAACCATCTCGATTTACGTAGCGCTTTACTGCTTTCTCTTCAATACCTGCTGTAATTTGCTGTTGTCCAATCTTCTGTAGCAAGTCTCTAGTAGCATTATTTTTTGCAATCTTATAGGCTGTTGCTTCATTTGGTGATTTAGCATATCCATATCCAGCACCTTTATAATCCTTAAACTTAGCTAACTGTAATTCAGCATCTTTTTGTACCTTAACAGTATCGACCTTTACAGTTGGTTGTAGTTTTTTTAGAAAATTACTTACCTTACTTACAACTGGATTCTGTGCTTGAGCAGGATTGCCAGCAAATAAAGCAGCTGCTAATGCAGCTCCGCTCAATGCCTTACTGAAAGCACCCTCTTCTACTTGCTCTTCACGAATTTCTTTTACTATGTCAGTTAGCTTTACCATGCTCTACAGCTCCAATATCTTGCTTTATCCCTTGGACCAGGATTACTACAGTTATGTCTTGCTCTAAAAGACTTTCTTCTCTTAGGGTTAGATTTTTTAATTCTCATGTTAGGATCGCCAAAGTTTACTTTGACAACATTACCTTTAGCATTCTTAACGTATACCGATCTCTTTTTTGGTCCGCCTGGTGTTAAAAAAGGCTTACCTAAACTAACCTTTCTTCCTCTATATTCTGCTTCGTTCAGCTTATTATAATTTTCTACGATATACTCTGCTAAACACATTGGACAGTATTCGTTTATTTCATCTACCTCATCCATAGCATTTATCTTCTTTCCTGCAGCTACGGCTTTTTTATAAGCTTCTGATCCTTTAGGTGAAGGTTTTTCACCGCGAGCTCTTTTAGCTCTAATATTTGCCCAAAGTCCTTCGCTGCCTTCTTCTACATCAGCATGTACTTGATGAAACTCGTCCGCTCCTTCATCGTCCATAGTGTGCATTTCGTTAGCACGTCTGCTACAATGACTTTTACCGGTCAAATAAGGTTTAGGGCAAGATGTTCCTTTTGCATGAACATGTCCGCATCTACCACAGCAAGTGCTTTTAGCTTCTGTCATTACTTCAGATTTTTAAGCTTATACTTAGTAGTTTCAATTAATTTAACTACAGTATCTACTTCGTTTTGCAAGTATGAATCTTGTGGAATCTTAGTTCTAATAGTTTCTACGTACTTTGATAAAGCTTCGAAGTAGGTAATGAATTGTCCGTCTTCTTTAAAGGTAGCAGGTGATGTATATCCTCTTTGTATACCGTATCTACCTTGCATACTTTCTACTATTCCGTCTACTAAATCAACGATTTCATCGTAGTATGTACCTAATGCTCTATGCGCTGCATCAGAGCCAATTCCTTCTACTTGCCAGTGAAAAATATGAGCTTGGTTACGAGAAGCAAGTAAAGTCGATATCAATTGTACAAATTCGTCCATTATTTTTCTTCTTTTTGCGGTAATTCTTTCTTAGCAGCTTTCACTGTTCTTTGTTTATCACGTAAACCTTTAATCATATTCATTTTCTTTTCAGCAAGCTGATGATGACCTTCAGATAATTCTGGTCTTTCAGTTGCTTCTTTCATATGAGCGTTGATTTCTTTTTGTAATCTAGCAATATGACTATCGATTTTACTGATTACAGTATCTTTTTTCTTCTCTACTTCTGCTAAATGCTTATGTAACTTAACGTAAGCTGCTTCTGCTACTAAATTTGCTTCTTCTTCGTCCATATAAACACCGTGAACTGATTGAGGATCATACTGTCCCATACCGAAAGGATGAGTTTCATGCACTAAATCTAAAGGAGAAACTTCAGGACTTGGCTTTAAAACTACGAACATTTTACCGACTTTATCTTCACAGCCTGGGTGATCCCATGATTGCATTTGTGGTTCTTGTCCTAGCATAGGTTGCTGAGGCATCATATCTTCTTTAAGATTCTTCTTCTTTTTGGTGTTCTGAGCCATTTTCTTCTGTATTTTTTCCATTATAAATATCACGTTCTTTTAGTTTAGCTATCTCAGCTTTTACCTGTTTATATATGTCAGTTTTATCGCCTCCGCCCCATTTTTCAACCTCTCCAGATTCAGATACAAAGCTATCTTTCTCATTAACCCATTGCTCTAGAGCCTGTTCTAAATGATCAAGTTCTGCATTCTTATTTCGGTTCATAATATTCCTAGAATATTCATCCCACTTACCCTGACGTTTAATCTCAGATTCCATCTTAATAACACAGTCAAAACACTTTTGATGTATAGCCCACATCTTTTTATTATACTCGTTAACTTTCATTACTTGGCCGCAATTTGGACAAGATAAAGGTAAAACTACTAGCTTTTTAATTTCGTCTAGCTTGGTTATAGACTGCTTAATACCATTCTTAATAGTCCATTTCTTACCGTTCTCTTCCCAAATATCTCCTTCTGTGTGTACTTGTTGATTTCTCTCCCAACCTGTTTGAATTTGAGTTCTGTCTCCTGCTTTGTCAGTTAAGATGTTTCTCATCCTCTGAACATCACGAGGTTTAAATTCTTTTTTTAATTCACCGCTCATAACAATTTTTTATTTCTTTATTATTCTATACGAATCTCCTGTAGTCATTAAGTTATAATTTGAAGGTAGATGCTTTTTTAAATAAGCACCGTATAACCTAAAACGTCTTAGATCATCTTCTTTATTAACTTCTTTGGTTTTAATTGGTCTAAAAATTACAATATCAGGATCTGCTTTCTGAATAAAGTCTTTTGCAATCTCTGTTACAGTAGACATTACTTTCAAGACAGCTCCTTCATTTGTATCTAAAGGAGTATCAGGTTCACCATCTAGCGTTGTAACATTAAATGATAAGTCGTACATACCATCTTCTAGGTCTGCAATACCGACTTGATAATGGTACTGCTCTGTATCAAAGCTATACCAGTAATTACCGTCAGCATCTTTTTCATCTAACTGCCAAGAATATACTTTAGTACCTTCTCCTATCTCGTTTAACATCTTCATATCAATTACCCAAGCTTTAGTAGGTAAACCGTAAGTTGCTAAAGCGGTTAATCTAGTATTGCCTGCTACTAACTCGTAATTATTTTTTAACTTAAGTATAATAGGAAGCTCAACAATACCTTTTTCTAGAGCTTGTTTTGCACGAGCTGTTTTTGCAGGCTCAAGATCGTCTAAGTCACCATCGCACATATCAGTATTGTGTATGTTCATGGAGCAGTTTATATCTTGAACTTGTCCAGATCTTGCTGCCTTTAACCAAGTTTGTTTATTAGGAAAAAACTCAGGATATCTTGCTGCCTCTTCCCATTCATATTCGAAGTTCGGAAGTGTAAATTCAATTCTTCGACTTATCTCTCTTAATTTACTTTTTTCTAACGAACCTAAATCGTAAACAGCTACATTTTTCTTACCGTAATCTCTCATAATGATACCTGCCATTGCATTAGCATCATTCTCAATATCTGTTCCTGTATCTCCTGCTTCGTTATAAAGCATTCCTAATTCATTCTGTCTATGATGGCATAATTCATGTGCAAGACTTCTACAAATATCTGCAAGGTTTCTGTTTAAAGCAACTACTCTTACAACATTGATTCGAGGATCGTATTCACCAAAAGATCTAAACTCTTCGACAAATTTTTTATCGTTAAGTAAAGATACTTTAGGTAAAGTCTGAATGTTTAATTCAGATTTACAAAATGCAATAAAATCTTTTAATATATTAAGCTTGTTTTGGTCCATTACCTTTTACTTTAGGGGCGAGCATTTTAAATACTTTTGGTGCAACACCTTTATTATATGCAGCCTCGGGAACGGCTTCTTTAAATCCTTCAAAATCTCCTGATGCTAAAATACCTCTAACATGAGGTGCTGTAATTTCTCCCGCTCTTTCTTTAACTACGATAGTCTTAACTCTATCACCGAATTCTTGTTGTAAAGAATTACCGTATGCCTCATCATCTACCTCGTCATCTCCTACTGCTACGTATACTGGACTAACAGATGGATTGTTTTTCAGGTATTTTACAATAGTTTGAATAGGAGATTCATCTGTTGAGATCTTAACTACAATCTTTGGATTAGGTTCTGCTTTCAAGTACATGCTCCAAATCATAAGAGAATCTTCAGGAGTTATTCCGTCGATTGTCTTTCTACTAATAATAACATTTACCTGTTTTATGTAGTCTCTGCTAGCTAAATCAGCGGCAGCAGCATAATGTCCTTTATGTGGAGGCTTGAATTTTCCAGGATAAAAGCAGGGACCTGGTTCATTTATAATGGCTTCAGCAATTCTCTTTCCTATTTTATTAGCATCAATCATAGTACTAATAAATATCTTATCCAAGGAGTAATTTCGGTTTAGCAGCTTCGATCTCTGATACAAGCCCTTTCATATATTCAAAAGCTACTTCAACTCTATCCATTACAGCTACAGCTTCTTCTGTAGGTAAATGTAATCTAAAGATAAACATTCTATATTCTTCCTTAACTCTAGGATCAAAGCTGATAAAATCACACCATCTAGCTTCAGCACAAACCATATTTGAAATACACTGCCAGTAGTAGTTTGGTGCTATCTTTTTAAACTTTTCTGCTGTATTAATCATACCGTGTTTAAAGTGATTAGCAGATTTAAACGGACATTTTACTTCTATAATACCTTCAGGTGCTACTAATCCATCTGGAGATCCTCCGTAATGTTCTCCTACTGGAATGAAAGAAGCTTTCTCTACTTTTAACTTAGTTAGCTTTTCGTAATGCTCAATAGCTACAGGCTCTAATTCAGTTCCCCAAGTTAAGGCAGCACCTACTGCAGGTTCAGTAACACCTCCATACAGTTCGCAAACCTTTTCAAGTAAATAAGTTTTAGCAGTTTCGGTTAAATCTCCTTTGCCCATAATTTTATAAATTTCTGAGCTAGTCATTCTACCTTTTCTCATCTCAAACCAAGCTTCACTACGTTGTTCTATTATCATAATTGCATTTTCTTTAAAAGTAACTCACCAAATGTAAGCTGCTTTGCTGTGTGTAAATATTTTGTCATTTCTTTAAAACCTATATCAGAAGGATCCTTACCGTTTAGTTCGATTAAGTAAACATCCTTACCGAGATCAATCAATTGCTGTGCATATTTAAGAGCTTCTTTGAGTGCATCTTTATCTAACGCCAAATATACAGTCTTAACTTCGCTCTGTACAAGTTTCATCATAAGAGCTTTAGGAATAGACTTACCAAATAAAGGTATTGCATTTCGTTTTAGGGCGATTGCATCAAAAATACCTTCACAAAGTATAACAGGTACCTTCCAATTTATAAAATACTCAAGACCTATTAATTCATTCTTATTACAACTAGGTGCGTTATACTTTCTTCCTGGATCTTTCTCAAATGAACGTGATATAAAATAGTTTAAACGTCCTCTTGAATCATAAGAAGGTACTATTATAGAATTTCTATACTTACCTCCTTCACAGTAGCCTATGTTGTACTTTGTAATATCGTTTTCTGTAATACCCCTCTGATTGAGGTAGGCTTTTGCCTGTCTAAAGGTAAGGTTAGTTGAATTCTTAGTAAAGCTTTTAAACTCTTTTGGTAATTCTACTACTTCATATTGCTTATCTTCTACCTCTCCTTTACCGCCCGGGAAGTAACCCCTCATTTCAGCAATCTGTGCAGGAGTAGCTTGTGCTTTCTTCAATAAAGATACTAAATTTCTGCCTTTTGTAGCAGGTTCACAAGTCCAGCAATGGTAAAATCCTGTCTTAGGATCTACTTCAAGCTTTGGCTTATGATGCTTGCAGAAAGGACAGTGAAATGCATGATTTCCTTTAGTAGAAGGCTTGGATTTACCTAAAACACTATGTAAAAGTCCTA